TGACTCCATAGGCCCCGATAAAAGCGCCATTGCTCGGGTTGTGGTGCAGGTACCACACGCCGTGATTGTTGGTTGCCCAGTTGGTTTCCATACCTATCTCCAGTTAACGTGCTTGAGCAGCACAGCTTGGGTCATCAGTGCGACCCACACCTCCATATACTTGGTGTCCTCTACAGTGTGCCGCAGCTCCATCAGTTCTTTGATGGACGCCTCTATCTCGGCAGGGTCTTGGTTAGATGTGTAGTTCATGGTTTGCTCCGATCTAATATTAGATGAGGTTTGGTTGTTGATGCTATGCATCACGTAAGGCACGAGGTTCAGTCCCCATGCCTTACAGGATTAACAGTAATGTTTCCTTAGCTACGATAGGGCTTGTCAGTCAGATATATCCACGCTGTGCGTGTCCCCGACTCTAGGGTTCAGTGTCCATTTCTGGCAGAGGAACCCACCCATTTAGGTAGTGTGCGTTAACATTACATTGTGCTATCGCTTCGCTGACTCTGGCCTATGAAGCTACACCACACAATGTACCGACTGGATACGGTACGCCTATTCGCCAAAGGAAGTGATTGCATATCTAAGTCGGGGTACATCTGAGTGCGTCCCGCGGTCTAGCCTAATTCCCACTAGTGGCTTCTGCATTGTTGCAGCGGCGGTTTGTCTGCTGGTCGGGCCATCTAATATTAGATAAAGACCTAACCAAGCATCCTGATTGATTATTAAAGAACGTGAGCCGCACAAGGGAAAGGCTGGCTACCGAGTCAGGACGATTCCCAACTCGATAGCTCTATTGTAACATAACTAAGGTTAACTGTCAAGTGTTTTTATGCACTTTCGTCCCAATCAGGGAACAGATCAGAAGCGTCAAACTTGAATGGTGGGTAGGTTTTTTTATTAGCAGGGATGATGGCAGTCTGCGCCCCGAAGTTCGGCATCTTCTCGCCTTTGGATTCGCGCTCCGCCCATTCCAGCTCAGCGACCCTGTTTAGGGCTTTCCATTTTGCATCGCTTTCCTCCCGCACAGAGTCCACTAGCCTGACGATTTTTAATGTCAGCTCGGCGTTCTCCTTCTTGAGCGCGATCATGGATTCGGACGGCTCAGTACTCTTGGTTGCTTTGGCTTTTATAAGGGCGGCTTGGGCTTCGGCTCGTAGGGTACCGGCTCTGGCAATAGTTGCGGCATCGCCAAGTTCTTTAGCCCTTGCAAGGGCAACCTCGGCGTCTGCGTATTCGGCTAAGGCTTCGGCGATTGTCATAGTCATGATGCGGCTCCTTTGCGGCGTGGGATAGTGAGGTTGTGTTCGGCGGCGATCTGGTTGATACGCACAACGGATAGGTTATATTCCCTTGCAATGTCGGCACGGCGCTTGCCATCTAATATTAGACGGATAATGCCTACATCGCGCTCTTTATTGATGACGGGGCGGCCTCCTGTTACGTATGCTTTGAGAGCAACGGCAGCGGCAGCTTCAAGGCCCGAAGGGTGTCTGGATGCGAGAACCTTTGCGAACTGCTCGGGTAGTTGGAGGGTCAAAGTGATAGTCGTCATAGCAGTCATAGTTGTGCCTGTGTGGGGGTGAGGGTGAGGGTGAGGGTGAGGTAGTATACATGGGAATGGCAATAAGGGGGAGACTTTGTCTAATATTAGACGAAAAAAGGGGGGGTTGTAACGTATGTAACGACAAGATTTAGTGTGAAGAAGGGGCATCGCTACATGAAGAACCCAGCAACCACGACATTGGTGGGTTTTTAAGGGGGCATGTAACCAAGTAACAGGGGATTCGTAAAATTAAGACTGTCAAAAACCCTCAACCCTATTTACCCTCCCCCCCTCCTTGCGATCTAATATTAGATGGGGGAGGGGGTAAACTGAAGACCCCGATTTTGACCGTCATGATTTTCAAAACGCCTGTTACGTGTTACATTAAATAAAAATAATTATATTATATCTCTCTCTCTCTCTCTTTTCCCCTGCCATTTCCGGCTTTCTGTGGCCCTTAGTTCTCAAAAGGGATGTTGCACTGCGTTTTGTAACATTGCGTTACATGCGTTACATCCATTCGTATTACTTTAGTTCTCCTCCTCTACCGCTTTTGTACCTGCTCCCACGTCTCCCTCTCCCGCTCGGTCGCACTACTATGACGTTGCGCCCTTAGGACGCATGGTAGGAAAACACGGGACGAAAAAAAGCCCGGCGAACCGGGCAGTTTAATCTAAGGGTAGATTATTTGGAGAGTACAGTTTCCTTGAACCCATCCAAACGATCGATCATAAGGTCTAAGGTATCAGCGGCCAATTCAATCAGACCCAAAATTCGCATTTGTGCCAATGCTTTGCTTATAGTTTTATCAAGGTCTGTGCGACTTGTCGAAGTCACCCCGCCGGTTTTTGTGGTGCCGGTACTCCTACTCTTTTTTGACCATGGCAATGCAAGGGTCGAATCGTTTTTGAGGGATGGGGAAAACTCAAGGCCAAAATGCAAGGCCCGTGCCGCTGACTGTGCATATTCAATCATTGTCTTACGTTCCACATGCATGTTCAAAATGGCTTTGGATACAGTGTCACAATCAACAATGGCCTTCTGTAATGCTTTGCAAGAGGCCTCACCACGGTCATTTGCAATAGACCATGAATCAACGAACGCGGACAATTCGCGCACCACAATGCTAGTCAGGTTGCCGGATGCTTTATCAAAAGCGCGGTAAGCACCAACAATGGCGGACGCGGGCTTGTTGAAAGAGAGAGCGATAACGGTTGTCATATAGAACTTTCAGGTATCGGGCAGTTGAAGATAACTGTTTGCCGATGGGTCAATTGTATATAAGTATCGTTACCTTGTCAACAGGTGTTGGGCATCTAACCTTAGATTCCCAGCCAGCCGCGACCCACTACACCCCCACCTCCACTTGTGGCGATGGGACTCCGCCCGCGCAATTACACTGAGCGCACGATCCCGGCGCACCACTCCCATTTATTTATTCCCCAACCATACCTACCCACCCCCCTTCCACAGCAAACACCCCCCATGCAAAAATAAAACACACATGCAAAAATATGATATAGTGAAATTGTTGGTGGGCTCCGGGCATGACGCGATGTAACGGGATCATGGAGCCGAGATGCGAGGAATCAATAAGCCCTGAACGCACTCACCCACTGACGCCAAACAACAACACAAGGCTGCTACTCCGCCATGTACCCACTGTCAATTGACTTCGACGTCCCGCTTGCAAGATACACCCCCACGTTTGAGGCGCTCGAAGATCGCGTGGCCACTGCAATTGCATCGCTGGTAGACATAAACGCCCTGCCACAACCGAACGAAATCACGGATGCTGAGCGGGAACTGTCCCAAAACATCTTCTCGGGTAATCAACTTGCCTCCGATGCGGACTTGTCGAGCCCCGGAGTGGTGGCGCACTTAGGTGCAATGCTCAATGAGTACGACAAAACCGTCGTGCAGTCTGCAGGACAACTGCGAACCTACGTTACAAACAAGCTTTTGATGGAAACTGAGCACCCTGATGCCAGAATCCGCATGAAATCTCTTGAATTGCTGGGCAAAATCTCAGACGTGGGCCTCTTTACCGACAAAACCGAGATTACGATGCGCCATAAGCCGACAGAAGAGCTGGAACAGCTCCTGCGCGAGCGCCTTACCCGGGTAATTGAGGGGGAAACCACCACGCCCGCTGCGGCAAGGGTGCGGCCCAAGGTTTCGCCCGGCGAAAGACTCGATATGTCGGGGATAACGGATGTCTGACCTGACTCCTGCCATCGTTGAGCGCATTATTAAGGGGATGCCACCCGAAGAAGCCGCGGAATTGCTGGCCATGTTCGACTTAATTGAAGACCGCAAGCGGGTTGAGGCTGCACGCAGCGATTTTCTGGCGTTTATTGCCGCCATTGACAAGAATTACAAGTTCGGAACCCACCTGCGTAGGCTTGGCCACCTCTTAATGGACGTGGAAGAGAACACAAAGAACCGAATTGCCGTGTCTATGGCTCCGCGGATGGGCAAATCGCAGATGATTTCCATCTATTACCCGGCTTGGTACCTTGGATTACACCCTGAGCACAAAGTAATTGTCGCCTCCCACACGTCTGATCTGGCTGTTGTAATGGCCCGAAAGGTGCGAAATCTGATCGCATCTGCAGAATATAAAGCCATATTTCCCGGTACGAGTATTGCGTCCGACGCCAAGGCGGCGGGCCAATGGAACACTACCAAGGGCGGCGAGTATTTTGCGATCGGTGTGGGGGGCGCACTTGCGGGCCGCGGGGCCCACCTTATTATTGCGGACGATCCGCTGTCCGAGCAGGACATCAAGGCGGGCAATACCAACTCACTGGACACGGCGTACGAATGGTTCAGTGCAGGTCTGCGTACCCGGCTTATGCCTGAGGGGAAAATCTGTGTGCTGCATACGCGCTGGCACCAGCGGGACTTGATTGGACGGTTGGTCAAAGACAGTGCCAGCAACGAGGGCGGCGACAAGTACGAGACGTTTGAGTTCCCTGCCATTTTGAACGAAGGCACCGACAACGAGAAGTCGATTTGGCCAGAGCAGTGGAGTGTTGAGAGTCTGCAGCAGACCCGGGCGTCCATGCACCACATCATGTGGCAGTGGTATGCGCAGTACCAGCAAAACCCCACAGCAGCCGAGGCTGCAATCATTAAGCGAGACTGGATCAGGTGGTGGAAAGAAGAGCGCCCACCTAAGATTGACTTCATCGTGCAGGCGTTTGATACGGCGCTCACAGTCAAGACCCGCTCGGACTTTTCCGTCTGCCACACTTGGGGGGTGTTCACCAGCGAGAAGGACAACAGCTCAAACGTCATCCTGCTTAACAAGGTTAAGGGCAAGTACGAGTACCCCGAGCTCAAGGCCATGGCCCACGAGCAGTACCTAGAGTGGGAGCCCGACAGCGTTATTGTGGAAGCCAAGGCCAGCGGGCAGCCGCTGATTGATGAGATGCGCAGGTCAGGTATATTTGTGCAAGACTTCAGCCC